TCTCCAGCGGGATTCGTTCTGGGTAAAAAACATCATGAGTCCGGCAAAACTCCGGGAAAAATGGGATGAACTGGTTATCCGCCTGGGGCGTTCGCCTGCGCAGCGTTGCGTGAATCACATTTCTGAACCGGACACTGAAATACCGCCGGGATTCAGGGGGTGACGTGTCATGAAAAACATTGCGGCAGTTGGGGTTCTTGAACGTATTCGCAGACTTGCACCACAGGGGTCGGTTCCACCGTACCGGACGGTGGAGGAGTGGCGGGAATGGCAACTTGCTGAAGGACGAAAACGCAGCGAGGAGATTAACCGCCAGAATCGCCAGTTGCGGGTGGAAAAAATCCTGAATCGTTCGGGCATCCAGCCTCTGCACAGCAAATGCTCGTTTGCAAATTATCAGGTGCAGAACGACGGGCAAAAATACGCGCTGAGCCAGGCCAAATCCATAGCTGACGAACTGATGACCGGGTGCACGAATTTTGTGTTCAGCGGTAAAACCGGCACCGGGAAAAATCACCTTGCAGCGGCGATGGGCAACCGGCTGATGGTGAAGGGGCGCAGCGTGATTATCGTCACCGTGTCTGACGTCATGAGCGTGTTGCATGACAGCTACGACAACGGCAAATCCGGGGAAAAATTTTTACAGGAGCTTTGCGGGGTTGATTTGCTGGTCCTGGATGAAATAGGCGTTCAGCGGGAGACGAAAAACGAGCAGGTGGTATTGCACCAGATAATTGATCGCCGGACAGCATCACTGTGCAGTGTCGGGATGTTAACAAACCTGAATCATGCCGCAATGAGTACGCTTCTTGGTGAGAGGATTATGGACCGCATGACCATGAACGGTGGTCGATGGGTGACGTTTAACTGGGATAGCTGGCGTCCAAATGTCAGCAATATGAGGGTTGTGAAGTAATTTTGTCCGGAGGAAATTTTAATGGAAACCGTATCTGACGCACTGAAAGCACTGAAAAAAGCCTCTTCACATGTGGTGGCAGCTCGCCTTGGAATCAGTCGTGAAGAGGCTGTCAACGAGCTGTGGGAACTCAAAAGAAATGGCGTCGTTGATAAAACTGGTCACACCTGGTTTCTGGCTGGCGAAGGTGAATCCCGGGTAACCGAAGAGCGGCCAGTAAAATCTGAAGCACAGGATATGCTGACCGGGGAGGTCGAACAAAAAGTTACCGCAGACATGATGATTGAGTTTATCGGTCAGGATGGGGCTAAAACGTGTGAGGAACTGGCGGGTAAGTTCGGTGTCAGTACTCGCAAGGTTGCTTCCACGCTGGCGGTGGTAACCGCAACGGGGCGGCTGGCACGCGTTAATCAGAACGGTAAATTTCGTTACTGCATGCCGGGCGATAATTTACCAGCAGAGCCGAAAGCCGCGCTGGTAACGGAAAGTGATGGTAAGGCCTTTCCTCAGCCAGCAGGTGCTGCGTTACCAGGCCGGGAAGCCGCAACACAGGAAGAAATTAAAACAGAAACTGTGGCGGACATTGTGCAGTCGTTGCCATCGTTTACCGAAACGCAAGCAGATGAGCTGATTTTTCCGTCCCTGCGCAGGGCAAACCTGGCGCTGCGCAGGGCGAAAAGTGATGTTCAGAAGTGGGAGCGAGTCTGCGCCGCGCTGCGGGAGCTGAACAAGCACCGGGATATTGTTCGACAGATTACTGATTCTTCCCGCCGTGTTGTATCGGAAAAGTGATTGCCGGAGGCGCTTATGGCAAAAGTATTTACACAAGAAGAGCGGGAAAAAATTAAAGGGCAGGTTGTTGAGCTAGTACGCCGGAGTGGGCGCGAGACGTTACGGCAACTGGAAGCCAAGACAGGTGCGACAAGATATCTGATGAGTGTTCTCGCCAGAGAGCTGGTTGCCAGTGGCGATGTATACAACTCTGGTTACGGGTTATTCCCGTCTGAACAGGCGCGTAAGGACTGGCAAAACGCCCGCAAAAAACTCTCAAGGGCAAATCTGAAGAAACCATCTGTGGTTGATCCTGACCTTATCTGGCCATTACCAGACGGAGAAATACGCCGCTACGACAGGCGTCAAAACATAATCTGTAGCGAGTGCCGGAAGAGCGAAGCTATGCAGCGTGTACTGGCTTTCTATCAGGGTAATTTTCAGAAGGTGCTGTTGTGAGCCAAATTAACAATCGGAACTTCGTGAAGAGAAAGCATAATCCAAATCTGAATAATTAAGTTCAGCACTGTAAATAAAATTTAATCCTTAACTGGAGGTATATCTATGTCAAATACACAGAAAATTATTAACACTGAAAAATATAACGAGTGGGTGAAAAAATTCTCTGAGCAGATTTTTAAAATTACTGGCGACGAGAATGTGGCAAAAAATGAATTGGAACCGTGGACACCTGAAGGAAACGCACCAAATTATTGCTGGTGGGAGGTTGATCCGGTTGATGCTGCAAATGAAGCCATGAGTTACCACAACGATTAATGTCGGGAGGCCGCCCGAAAGGGCGGTAAGAAATGACTACATTATTCAGAAAAGAATATCCGCAAAAAAGTAGGGCGACAGAATTTTTGTTTCTCATTCTGTTTATCGTATTGATGATACCGATATCCCCTCTAATTTTTGTCTGGGCAATCGGGAAAATAATTGAGCCAGTTACTGAATTGTATAACGACGTGGTATGGGCGTCATTCAACACACTGCACAATAAAATTAATCCGTATAAGGAAAACTGATATGGCAACTTTGACAAAAAAAGAACGGGCATGGTTGAACGAATTACAGGAAGTTCTTGAACGCTGTCCATCACCGAAAAAAATTGGCTTTTACACCATTGGCGATAAAAGCATTTACCTGTATGACCTACGCCGCATGGATGAAATCATGGAGGCTCTTGATAATCGTTCGTCGATGGATTGGTGTGTTGCTGTTCATGATATGAATGCAGGGTTTGATGAAAAGATTTTGTTCCCCTCATCAGTTGAAAGCACTGCGGGTTAAGGAGTAACACATGACCACTATTACCAAAGAACGTATTGAATTGTTCATTAAATTTTCAGGAGGCGGTACTGTGAGTGAAATTAGCTATCAGGCTTCAATTACCGCTGGCATTCGCATCAAAGGAGAGGAGCATGGAAATAAAACCAGAGGATGAGTTAAGCAATATCGTTTTATTTCCGGTAAAAGAGGATGACCCTCGTAATCAGGTTAATTTTCTTTATGAGCCATCGGAAAGACCATATTGTCATCACGCCTCTGTCCGGGTTGACGAAAAAGAGCGTCAGGTCCGCTGTAAAATCTGCGGTGCAGTTGTGGAACCATTTGACTGGATGCTCTCTGTGGCGAAAAGAGAAACCAGACTGGCAGATGATGTAAGGCTCTTGCGTCAGGAGGAGCGGGAAAGGCGAAAAAATATAGAAAAGCTAATTCAGATTGAGCGTAACGCGAAAGCGCGGATACGCAGGGCGACAAAATCCAGAACTGAATAATTAAATTTAGCTCTGTTAAAAATTTAATCCTTAACCGGAGGGATTTCTGCACCCTCAGAACATCAGGAGGCCGCCCGAAAGGGCGGTAGTTAAATGCGAAAGTTTAAAATAATTATTGAAACGGGAATAGCCGGTGGAGATTTCGAGGATGAATTCGAAGTGGATGATGATGCGACGCCTGATGAAATACATGACGAAGCAAAAGATATTTTCTTTAACTACTGCAATTACTCATATCACGAAATAAAAGACGAAGAGGAAGAACAAAATGGCTGATTTTGGTTCAACTAAATACAACGTCGGTTTTGAAGAATGGCATGAACTGTTAATGGACTATGCAGAGTTACGTGGTGGCAGTGCTGCTGATGCTGAAGCATGGCGTGATGATTATGAAGCAGGAAAAACTCCGGTCGAAGCATATTGTGATGAGTGGGGCGATGAATGAGCGAGGTTAATTATCAGGAAGGGCATGAAACGGCGGGGCAAGCAAAAACAGTGGCATGGCGATATCGCTACGTGAAAAAAAGGCGTTACGGACTTTCAGGGGAAGTAGTGGTCTGGTGACTGGAAATATGTACCGAAAAAAGAGGATTGTAACGACAGGCCGAACTATGAAATTCAGGCCTTATTCACTGCCCCGCCAGTCCCGGTTACATCAGAAGAACTGGTTAAAGCTGTGCACTTTTATGAACAACTAAAATGCGAAAATCCACCAGCATCCGGAAACCTGATTACAGATTCCCAGATAAGGCAATGAGCTACCTGGCGCAGAACGGGCTGATAAGTATGGGGAATGTTTTACGATGAATATTTAGACTAAAGAGTTTGTAACGCTATGTAAGTGATTTTTTCTGGTTTAGATATTTATATGTCCGGCTAAATTGAGGTGTGTTTAAATGTTATTGCACATTGATTGTAGGGGGAATAATGAAAAACGCATTGCAGTTTTTGTTTGTTGCGTTCTGGTTGTTCGCATCATGTATGCCCATCATCTTCACAGCAAGGTATATGGAAAAAGTTGATGTTTTGATATTAATGTTTGGACATATAAATGCCCTTTTTTTAGGGGTGTTCATGGCGGTCATGTGCATTGAATACTGGCGGTAAATACAGCGAACGCCATTGGTTTAGTTGGATATTTACTGTGCCGGACAAAAACGGTTTGCGGGGAAATCTTAGTTAAGTAGAATGACTGCGGGTGCTTGAGGCTATCTGTCTCAGGCATGAACACCAAAAGGCAGATAGAGAAAAGCCCCAGTTAACATTACGCGTCCTGCAAGACGCTTAACATTAATCTGAGGCCATATCTATGCGACACATAGAGATTAGCCTCTTACGGACCGAAAGGTCAAGGAGAAGCAGGCTATGAAGCAGCAAAAGGCGATGTTAATCGCCCTGATCGTCATCTGTTTAACCGTCATAGTGACGGCACTGGTAACGAGGAAAGACCTCTGCGAGGTACGAATCCGAACCGGCCAGACGGAGGTCGCTGTCTTCGTAGACTACGAATCTAGAGAGTAAGAGTGACCAGGCGAGGGATTTCTCCCTCGCCACCTCTGATGAGTCAGGCATCCTCAATGTACCCACACTTAACCCGCTTCGGCGGGTATATTTTATCTGTGAATATTTTTATAAAAATAATGCCCACGCACAGCATAAAACAAAAAGTATTACAGATAAAAAAGGAACGTAATGTGCAGATTTGTTGTTTTCCATATTTACTCACCTTAATATGATTAACACTGATAGGGTTGTTATTTCAGCGGTTTTCAAATGAGATATTATGGTGATCTGACAAATTTGCATAACATTAAAATTTAATTTGTTTAACCGCTTTTAATAATAAGCGTTGTTTGTATCCCAGCAATCTGTTGTTTGGTTTTTATTCCATTAAGGTGGGGGCTTTACACTGGAACCAGTTTATTTATACTTTATACGTCAGCCTGAACAACTGGCATCTGCTGCACTGCGCCATCGAGAGATTGAGAAATGGCGCATATACAACTGGTCAAACAAACTTCTTCTGGTTTACTTCTCCCGGCGACGCCGGAGAGTTGCGATTTTCTGCATCAAATCAAAATAGGTGAGTGGATACACGCAGACTTTAAGCGTGTGCGTAACTACGCATTCCACAAGCGTTTTTTCAAACTCCTGCAACTGGGATTCGATTACTGGACTCCGGTCGGTGGGGCGATCACGCCTCGCGAACGAGAACTGCTGTCTGGTTTCGTTGATTACCTGTGCGAATCAGTTGGTCGGGAACACACGCCAGCCCTGAGTGATGCCGCAGAGCAATATCTGAATACAGTTGCGACACGCAGAACCCGGGATACGGCATTGCTAAAGTCGTTTGAGGCTTTTCGCGAGTGGGTAACCATTCAGGCTGGATTTTACACCGAACATTTTTATCCGGACGGTAGCCATGGGCGTCGGGCGAAATCCATCGCTTTTGCGAATATGGACGAAACCGAGTTTCAGCAGGTTTATAAATCTGTTCTGAATGTGCTGTGGAACTGGATTCTGTTCCGTAAATTTTCCTCTCCGGAACAAGTCGAAAATGTAACCGCGCAGCTGCTGGAGTTTGCGTAATGGTGGATTTACGTAAAGCGGCGCGGGGGCAGATGTGCACCGTCAGAATTCCTGGCTACTGCAATCACGATCCGGAAACGTCTGTGCTGGCGCATTACCGACTGGCGGGAACGTGCGGAATAGCGACAAAACCACACGATATGCAGGCGGCGATTGCCTGTAGCTCATGCCACGATCTAATCGACGGGCGGGTAAAAACCAGCGATTACACCAAAGAAGAATTACGCCTGATGCATGCAGAAGGTGTTTTTCGCACACAAGAAATCTGGAGAAAGGAGGGATATTTGTGATTTACCCAACGAATACAGGAAAAAGCGGAGAACACCTTCGTCTCGCCACGCTGGAAAGTGTCTGGATTCAGGGCAAACTGCGTATGTGGGGGCGCTGGTCGTATATTGGCGGTGGCAGGTCAGGAAATATGTTCAATCAGTTGTTGGCATCCCAAAAATTGACGAAAACAGCCATCAATGAAGCCCTGCGCAGAATGAAAAAAGCGGGAATAGAGAAAGCTGAGCTGGAAGCGTTTTTGAGAGAGATGATCAACGGCAAGCAAAAGAGCTGGCTGGCGCATTGTACTGATGCAGAGGCGTTATGTATTGATCGAGTCATAAGTGAGGTGCTGGCAGAGCATCCAGGATTGATTTGCATTCTCCGGCAACGCTATGAAGGGCGGGGGATGACTAAGCGTAAAATGGCTGAATTGCTACATGATGCACACCCAGAGTGGTGTTTTAGCACATGCGAAAAACGGATTGCTAATTGGTTAGCTGTTGCTGAGTATGTCCTATATATTCCCATGCGTGAATCATTTGCTGAGAAAATGGCTTGATTTCTTACGTATAAACTGCTTCAATTTCGCTATGCTTCGCAAAGCTGTATCGCGAGGCGAACAATCCCACGGATACAAAAAAACCACCTAAAGGTGGTTTTTTTGTATCTGTAAGAAATGAGATATTAGTGTTGATATATTGTTGTTGTTTTGATGCATATTTCTATGCCTAAATAATGTGATGTAGATCACGTATATTATTAATGCTGTATTTTAATCTGTTAAGGATCTTGAGGTGTTCCCTAGGGCGGGGGTGGCAAGGTATAACTGTTTAGCGGGAGGGAAGCCACAGTGTATTAGTCAGGAGCTGATATACTTCGGGAGGCACCCGACGCCTCAGATCATAATAATAATGACCTCTTTAGCTAACCATCTTTTTACCGCCTTGACGGGCGGTTTTTTGTTTATATAGAAAGTATTTGGCAGGGATTTTAGGCTAAAAATCACCACGTAGTCTTAATTCAGGACTGAGGAGACGTTGATGTTGGTGAGATGATGCAGCACGGCTTCTGGCATAATTTCAGGCAAAAAAACGGCCCGTGAAAGAGCCGTAAAATCTAATGCATTTTAAAATTCGCCTCCAGAAAAACTCTTATATCTTTAGGTGTCATGATTTGTTTTTCCTTGACCTTAGTCAATATTACTATGTCATTATTAATGGTTGATTGTTTTTCATCCAGATAAAAAAGCCCTCTTGCGAGGGCACTAGTATGAAAATATGTGAAGCAATATTTATTAGTGTTTATGTAGTGGAGTTTTGGATTTTGTGATTTTTTTATAAGTTTTTTTTGATGCAGATCTTTTTTTTGACATTGTGTCGGTGATAGTCCGAAAAAAAGCGACCCGTTAAAGAGTCGCTTGTGAATAAAGGAAGTATATAAGTAACCGCGTACGTTATTAATTCTATTGCTCTATGTCTGTGACGGATATTGATTTTGGTCAATTCATCTGTAATGAGTGGTTATTTACGATAAAAAATAGCTCCCCGGAAGAGGAGCCCGTGAAAATTCATGGTGAGAAGAACAAGGATTTACAAAAGATTCCGACAGACAAAGAATCGTGGGTATTTTATGAGGCGATATTGGTTTTGTGGTGATTTATATCAATATCTTGATGGTTTCTTGAATGCTTGATGGCTAATTATAATTATGCATATTAAATGATTATTATTGTTTTCATATAGAAATAAGTAGCATCCTTGATATGGTAACAGCACAACTCGAATTTTCTTTCACTGGGAGACTATTTATGCACTCACACCATCATCAAATATCTATGAGCCAACTTACCATGAGTTCACCCATTAAAGGTTTTTCACTGTATGTAGAAAGCGAAGACGTGGCTGTCGCGATAGCTGAACTTGAAAAGGCCTTATCACAGCTCAGGAACGGAGATAAGGCATTCAAAGAAAGTGGTACGCTGGTTGGTAACGTCAGAGCAAGTTATTGCTATCCTTACCGCCCCCATTGTGTCGCGAAAGGTCTTTATTGGGATGAAGGGGATTAAGCAAGGACTTGTTCACCGATAGTTACTGGTAGCGGACAAATGTATTCCCAGACTGGATCAGGGTTAAAGGTTTTACCTGCCCAGTAAAGTTCCATTCTGTAGGTGAATTCCAGTACTGATGTATCATTTCTTAATAATGACATATCTCCGCGATGATAACTATCTGTTTGTATTATGAAGATTTTATCTGATGGTTTCCCGTCTGTAAGTCGAAAATGTTTAGCCTCCTCCAGGTTACCCCATGCGAAGAGTGACGTATAGCGAGAAGGTTTTTGCGGGTAAACTCCTCTTCGGTAAAACTCTAACCCCCAGTCGATGAATTCGTTTTTATTATAAATTTTTGCCGCATTGTTAATAAGGTATCCCTCGCCATGTGGTGCAAGCCCGCACGGAAAAAGTTTGTCTACCAGAGATGACATTTCGACAGGACTTATATCGGAGAATCGCTTTGGTGTAACAATATCGCCAGTTGAGTATATTCCTCGGCGATCAACCAAAAATAGTTCCATTCATTTTCTCCATTGATAGTTGTTACTTTTGGCGATGTAACGATATCAAGTGCGAGGTTATGCCGCCAGATTCTTAATCTGGTACTTCATCAGGCCCTTGCATGTACCAGGGCTTTTTCATTGTCAGGCTACGGATAACATCTCTGACTTCTTGTTAGTAAATCTGAGAGCTTGGACCCTACGTTTAGCACCATCCGAATTCTCGGAGGTGAGGCTATGAAATCCATGGACAAGTTAACAACGGGCATTGCCTACGGCACCTCCGCAGGCAGTGCTGGATACTGGTTTTTACAGTGGCTGGATCAGGTCAGTCCGTCACAGTGGGCTGCAATTGGTGTGCTGGGAAGTCTGGTTCTGGGCTTTTTGACTTATCTGACAAATCTGTACTTCAAAATCAGAGAAGACAGAAGAAAGGCTGCGAGAGGAGAGTAATATAATGACCCAAGACTATGAACTGATTGTGAAAGGGATCCG